TAATTGGTCTAATCTCGGCAGAAAAAGAGGTCTTCCAATTTCTTGTTTTGGAACTTATCTAGAAGATTCTATAGAGTCTATTACTGGCCACAAACTTGCTGAAATCAGCATGATGACAAAGTCTGGAGGAGGTACTAGCGCATTCTTTGGCAATGTTCGTCCTAGAGGATCTAAAATTTCATCTGGTGGAGAATCAACAGGTTCAGTTCATTTCATGGAACTCTATGATAAGATGATGACTGTTGTTTCTCAGGGAAATACCAGAAGAGGAGCTTGCGCAACATATCTTCCAATCGATCATGGTGATATTGAAGAGTTTTTAAAGATTAAATCCGAAGGAAATGACATTCAAGAACTCTCAATTGGAGTTTGCGTCTCTAATCAATGGATGCAGGATATGATTGATGGTAACAAGGAAAACAGAAGAATCTGGGGCCTTGTGATTCAAAAAAGATTTGAAAGCGGATATCCATACATTTTTTTCTCTGACAATGCTAATGATCAAGCTCCTCAAGTTTATAAAGATAAAAATTTAAAAATCAGTCATTCAAATCTCTGCAATGAAATTATGCTTGCTGATTCTCCAACAGAATCTTTTGTTTGTAATTTATCATCTCTGAATCTTGATAAGTGGGAAGAGTGGAAAGATACTGATGCTGTTGAAACAATGGTCTTTTTCTTGGATGCTGTCATGACAGAGTTCATTAATAAAACTGAAAACATGGCATTCATGAGTCATGCTCGCAACTTTGCAATCAATCAAAGAGCGCTTGGTATTGGAGTTCTTGGGTGGCACTCGCTGCTTCAATCTAAAATGATTCCTTTTGAATCAATGGAAGCTAAAATTTTAAATAATCAAATTTGGAAAACGATCAGAAATCGTGCTGATGCGGCTACTGAACAATTAGCTGAGATCTACGGTGAACCAGCGTTACTCGAAGGCTATGGTCGTCGCAATGTGACTACAATCGCTGTTGCTCCAACAGTAAGCTCCAGCTTTATTCTTGGTCAAGTGTCTCAGGGTATTGAACCTTTAAATGGAAACTACTTTGTTAAAGGATTGGCTAAAGGAGACTTCTCTTATCAAAATCCCTATTTGGAAAAATTGCTAATTGAAAAAAATCAAAACTCCGCAGAAGTTTGGAAATCTATTTTAATTAGGGGCGGATCTGTTGCTCATTTAGATTTTTTATCTGAAAATGAAAAAGCCACCTTTAAAACCTTTGGAGAAATCTCTCAAAAAGAAATTATTATTCAAGCTGCTCAGCGTCAAAAATACATTGACCAAGGCCAAAGTTTAAACATCATGATTCCTCCTTCAGCATCTGCAAAAGAAGTGAATCAACTTATGATTTTTGCATGGGAGCAAGGAATCAAAGGTTTATATTATCAAAAGAGCGCTAATCCAGCACAAGAATTAGCCCGCTCTATTCTCAATTGCGAATCATGCCAAGCATAATTCCAGTCAAATTATTTAAAAAAAGTGTATTAATATTTATGGAAATAGATTTTTCAGATAGAATTAAACAACTCTTTGATACTTCAGAATCTGCAAAAAGATCTGGACCAAAAAGTGCCGCTCAAACTCCATCTGCTCCCAGCGAGCGTAAAAAAGGATCGTCTAAAAATCCTAAAGGTTCGGCTGGAGAAGATGGTGGAAAAATTGAATTTGCTGAAAAAATCATAAATTCTTTGCAGGAAAAAGTAAGATCTCATAATGAAAATCATGATAAGAAAGTTTCCTTATCTCAACTGAAGAAAATTTATAGAAGAGGTCTTGGAGCATTTTCCTTCTCCCATCGTCCAGGTCAAAGTAGAAGTAGCTGGGCAATGGCTAGAGTTAATATGTTTTTAAAAATGCTTCGTGGAGAAAAAGTTAAAGACTCTTACAGGTCTGCTGATCAAGACGTTGCATCTGGAAGTGAAGCTTACTATGAAGAAAAGCCAGAAGATTGTTTCTGGAAGTTTGATTCAATTGATTTTGATCTAGCTCGAATTGATTTGATCAAAGCTGGAGTGGATTTATTTTACGAAGCAAATATTGATTTGTCAGACATTGATTACTCTGAAGCAGAAAAGAAAACTCTCAACAAACCATTTAGACTTCCAAGCGGATCTAATAAAAAATTCGGAGTTTATGTTAAAAATGACAAAGGAAATATTGTTGTTGTAAAATTTGGAGATCCTAACATGGAAATCAAACGCGATGATCCTGCTCGACGTAAAAATTATCGAGCAAGACATCAATGTGATACTAACGTTGGACCAAAATGGAAAGCTAATTATTGGAGTTGTAAATTTTGGAGTAGTAAGCCAGTATCTTCTTTAGCCTCGGAAGATTATGATGATATTGATGAAGATGAAGAGGAATGGTTAGATGATGGTTTTGTAGATCAAAATGAACTCTTTATACACCTACCAGAGCTTAGAGATATTGAAGAAAGTTTTGAAGATTTTTGAAGTTCATTTATAATCATGCATAGACATGAGTGAAAAATGAAACAGCATATATTAATAAGCTCAATAGTGCGAAATAGGGGAGATAAATTACTAAATTATTTTAATCAAATTTTAAATTTTGTAAAAAATTTAAGTGATGAATATGATTTTTCTATAAGTATTTATGAAAATGATTCAGTTGATAATTCAAAAGAAATTTTAAAATCTCAGGATTATTCCCTATTTGTTGAATCATTTATTAAAACTGAAAATATAGGAACTATATATTACCACTCTGTTACAGATGCTCAAAGAGTAATTAATTTTGCCAATGCTAGAAATAAAACTATTGAAGATTTAAATCTTGAAAAATATTCAAATATATTAATTATTGAACCAGATATTGTTTATTCTTTTGATAGTATAAAAGAAATTATAACAAAATCATTAGCTCCTGAAAATACTGATATTTATTCAGGAGTTTTAATGATGAATAACATTCCTTATGATACGTGGGGAATGCGTAGGAATTCTACCGAAGAATGGGGAGGGTTTTCTAGTGATTTTGCATGGAATCCAATTAAAGAATTTTGGTCAACAGCTAATGGGGTATGTTTGTATAATATACAACCATTCTTAAATGGTTTAAAATTCTCTTCATTTAATAAAAGATTACAAAAACACGACTGCGATACCGCAGTTTTGTGTGAAGATTTTAGAGAAATGGGACACTCTAATATCATCATTAATCAATCAGTTAGACTGTATCATGAAAGATAAAATTTTATTTTTTAACAATTCAATAGAAGCGTGTGGCGTTTATCAATATGGAAAACGAACGGCTAACATTGTCAAAAAATCATTAAAGTTTGATTTCATCTATTTAGAAGTATCAAATCAAGAAGAAGTGCGATTTTCTATAAATCATTTTAAACCTACAGTATGTATTTTTAATTATCATCCAATTACAATGCACTGGCTTGATTTATCTGAAATTAATATTTGTAAAGTTGGTTTAGTACATGAAACTGAAATATCTAATTTTGACTTTTACATTCATTTAGATCCCCAGTATAATGAAAATAAAAATAATTTTAAAGTTGTTAGACCAATTTTAAAGTTTGATAATTTTGAAAAAATAAAAAATAATATTCCATCAATAGGAAGTTTTGGTTTTGGTTTTGAAAATAAAGGGTTTGATAAAATTTGTTCTTTAGTTAATGATCAATTTGATGAAGCTGTCATAAATTTAAATATAACTTTTAGCCATTATTGTGGAAATAATTTTGAAAATGAACAAATTAAACAAAAATGTTTATCTAAAATAACTAAACCTAATATTAAACTTAATTTAACTAATAACTTTATTTCAGATAAATCCGTATTAGATTTTTTAAATTCAAATGATATTAATATATTCGCTTACGACCATCTACCAAATAGGGGAGCTTCTTCTGTTTTGGATTATGTGATTGCTATTGATAAACCAATAGGGTTATCTTCATCTCATATGTTTAGACATGTAAACTATAAACATAAAAATCTTTTTTCAATTGAATCAAATTCAATTATTGATATTATTAATAATCCTATAGATCATATTTTGTCTTTAAGAGAAGAGTGGTCGCATGATAATTTAATTGCTGAATACGAAAAAATAATTGAAAAAATTAGCTTTACAATATAGCATCTCATATGCTTAATTTAGGAAATTTATACGTTTCAGACTTTTTAAAGATGAGTGCAGATTCTTCTATTAAAAAGAAGTATCCTCTAGAGTTAAAAATCAATAAAGATATTGGAGCGCCAAGTCTTACAGAAATGCCGCCAAGTTCGGAGATGTGGGGTCAGTATTGGTATAGATCAGGAACGAATGATTCTATGAAGAGAGATCTCAAGGAGATTGTAGATGAAATCTGTAAGCGTGTATCATTAAAAAATGAAGACCTTTGGTTAGATATTGCTTGTAATGATGGGACGCTGCTCTCTTTTATTCCAGAAGGAATCAAGAGGATGGGTATCGATCCAGCTGACGACTCTTACTATGCAGAGTCAATTAAAATTGCAGATGATGTTATTCAGGATTATTTTTCCTACGATTCTTTCCAAAAATCTAATTTTTCAGAAAGTAAACCAAAGATAATTACTACAATAGCAATGTTCTATGATTTGGAAGATCCAGACTCATTTATTAAAGATATTGTAAAAGTAATGGATTCTAATGGGGTGTGGGTTATTCAAATTTCTTACACTCCATTAATGTTGGCTCAGATGGCATTTGATAATATTTGTCATGAGCATTATTATTATCATTCTTTATCTAGTCTGAAAATTTTATTGGAAAGAAATGGAATGGAAGTCGTTGACGCAGATTTAAACGATGTGAATGGCGGTAGCATTAGAGTCTATATTCAAAATAAAAATAGAACAAAAGAAACCTTTGGAACGGCCCCCCTGAGAGATGTTTGTAAATTTAGAGTTGAGGCTATACTTGAATCTGAAAAGAAATATGATATTTCCAAAGAGGAAATTTGGGATAAATTTCATCAAAGTATTCAAGATTTAAAGGAAGAAGTAGTGGGCTTTATTACAAGTGAAAAAGCAAAAGGAAAAACAATTGCTGGCTATGGAGCGTCAACAAAGGGCAATACACTTCTTCAGGTTTTTGGATTAGATAAAAATCTCATTAGTTATATAGCGGAAAGATCTCCATACAAGTATGGTCTTAAAACTGTAGGAACTGAAATACCAATTATTTCAGAAGATGAAATGAGAGAATTGAAGCCAGATTATTTACTAGTTCTTCCTTGGCATTTTATAAATGAATTTGTAGAAAGAGAACGTGAATTTTTAGAAAATGGTGGTAAATTCATTGTTCCATGTCCAAAATTTCAAATTATTAGTTTATAAAAATGACCTATTATTCTCAAGCAAATCAAGATAAATGGGTATGCGAATTCTTAAATTTTAAACAAAATGGTTTTTATTTAGATATCGGCGCATATGATGGCATTCAAACTAGCAATACATTTGTTTTAGAAAAAGATTTAAATTGGAGTGGAATTTGTGTTGAAGCTAATAGTGAAGTTTTCAATACGTTATCATTAAATAGGAAATCTAAAAATTTAAATTTAGCAGTTTTAGACTATAAAGGTTATTGTAGTTTTTATCGCGATTCTGTTAGAAATGATAATATTGGAAATCTAACGCCATGTGACACTTTAAATAATATTTTAGAACAAAATGATGCTCCATCTATTATAGATTACATGTCAATTGATATTGAGGGTTCTGAATTCAACGCTCTGAAAGATTTTGATTTTAAAAAATGGCAAATTAATTTAATAACAATTGAACATAATTTGTATGTTGATGGGGATTTTAATAAAAATAGATTATTTAAATTACTTAGCGAGAATAATTTTGAAAGAGTTTTTGAAGATGTTGTTTGTTTAGATACTAATCCAAATTTTTATCAAAAACCATATGAAGATTGGTATGTAAATAAAAATATTTTATAATATGAAAAAAATTATTATTACAGGAGTTACTGGACAAGACGGCAGTTTTATGGCGGATTTTCTTTTGCAAAATACAAATCATACAGTAATAGCAGGAGTAAGACGCTTGAGTATTACTAATCATAAAAACATTCAACATTTAAAAAATAATTCTAGATTTAAATTAATTGATTTAGATATTACAGATGCGCAAAATGTAGAAGAAGTTATTCGTACTGAGCAGCCAGATTATTTTATTAATTTTGCAGCGAATTCATTTGTTGGTAATAGTTGGACTATGCCAGTGAATCACATGAACACAAATTGCATGGCAGTTTTATATCAGTTAGAAGCTATTAGAAAGTTTGCGCCTCAGTGTAGATATTACAATGCTGGCTCTTCAGAAGAGTTTGGGGATGTCTCTTACATCCCGCAGGATGAATCACACCCACTTCGTCCTAGAAGTCCATACGGAGCTTCAAAAGCTTCAGCAAGACATCTTGTAAAGGTTTACAGAGACTCGTATAATTTGTTTGCTATACAAGGGTGGCTATTCAATCATGAAGGAATTCGTCGAGGAGAAGAATTTGTAACTCGTAAAATTACGAAAAACGTTTCTCGTATTTGTAAATCTATAAAGAATAACGAGCAATTTCAACCGCTTGAACTTGGAAATTTAGAATCAAAAAGAGACTGGAGTGACGCTGAAGATTTTGTCGAAGGAGTTTGGCTAATGCTTAATCAAGACAATCCAAATGAATATGTGCTATCATCTAATGAAACACATTCTATTAGAGAATTTGTTGAATTAGCTTTTTCTGAAATTGGAGTATCTGGCTATTGGAGTGGAGATGGTTTGAATGAACAATACATCATCGCTAACCACCTCCTTGAACAATCTAATTTAAAATCTTCAGTATTAGTAGCAATTAATTCTAAATTTTATCGACCTGCCGAAGTGGATCTTCTCTGGGGGGATTCTACAAAAGCTCGTCAAGAACTAAACTGGATTCCAAAAACATCTTTTGAAAATCTCGTTTGTAAGATGGTAAAAAATGACCTTGACGAACTTTAAGGCTATTGTATAATGCTGAATGCCAGCTAAAAAGACTAAGCCAAAAGCTCAAAGAAAAGTTAATAAAAAGAAAATTCTCATAAGATTGGTGCTTATTCCCGCAAAGGATAAGCGCCTTTTTTATATGCGCGAAATGCACTTTTTGAATATTCTATGTGAGAGATATTCTGAAGAGTTCATGGAAGTTGCTTCTTTTGATAAGCAGTTTGATTCTTTAGCATATCTAGTTAGTGAAAAGCTCAAAGATACGTTAGATCAAAAGTTCAGAGCTTTCAACTTTACCGTTGACACTTCAAGGTACGAGAGTTATAATCTAGGTGATAAGTGTGATTCTGATGCATCTATCATTAATAAAACTAAAACCATCAAAGACTTTCTAAATGAGCAAAATTAAAGATAAAGAGTTTGTAAAATCCTCAGATGTTCTGGGATCATTCCTCAAGCAAAATTCTGAAGATCACTATAATTTTGAAGACGAAACTGACTATAAAGTTTCTAGTGGATCGCTTCAGCTAGATTTGCATTTAGATGGTGGATTGGGACCAGGATTACATAGATTTTGCGGGCCAAATGAAACTGGAAAAACATCATGCGCCCTTTCATTCATGAAGGGCTTTTTAGATAATAGTTCTAATCGTAAAGGCTTTTACATCAAAGCCGAAGGTCGCCTTTCCAAACAGATGAGAGAAAGATCTGGTATTAAATTTGTTTTCTCTGCTGATGAATGGGTTGATGGAACTTGCTTTGTATTTGAAACAAATATTTATGAAACTGCTGTTGATGCTATGCGTCAACTCGTAACTAAGAATGATGAAAATAAATTCTACTTTTTTCTTTTAGATTCTGTTGATGGACTCATTTCTAAAGGAGACTTAGACAAGGGATTTGAGGATAGTAATAAGGTTGCTGGTGGAGCCGTGATTGCTGGTAACTTTATGAAGCGAATGTCAATCTCTCTATGCAAGAGGGGCCACTTAGCAATTTTTATCAGTCAAGTTCGAGCAGATATTAAACTTGATCCATACTCTAAAGCTCCAGTACGCCAAACTTCTGCTACTGGCGGTAATGCTCTGCTTCACTTTGCCAACTGGATTCTTGAGTTTGAACCAAGATTCAAGGGAGATCTTATTCTCAAAAATCCTAATGATAATAAAATTGATTTGATCAATAATCCAATCATTGGTCACTTTGCAAAAGCTACAGTTAAAAAGTCTCCTAATGAAAAGACAAATTTAACCATTCCATATCCTATTAAATATGGAAGAACAAATGGTAATTCAATTTGGATTGAGAAAGAAATTGTTGATATGCTTTATGCATGGGAGTTTATCTCTCGCAAAGGAGCTTGGATTAATATCTCAGACGAGTTTCGGCAATTAGTCCTTGAAGAAACTGCTATCATTATTCCTGAAAAAATTCAAGGTGCTGAGAATTTATTCTTGTTTATTGAGAATGACGCTAAATTAGCAACTTTCCTGATTGGATATTTTAAGAAACTCATTAATAATGAAGTTTAAAAATATCAATGGTAATCCATCGTTTTTAAAAAATTCTAAGAAATATGCTATTAATTGGGAAGTTGATAGTCGCAGCAAATTCCAAACAACTGTTAAAAACTTTTTAAAATCTTATTGGGAGGGTGATAAAGTTTTTGAAGAGATGCGCGTTGTTGGAACAGCTTTGTCTTTAGACTTTTACAACTATAATAAAAAAGTTGCTGTTGAAGTGCAAGGTTTACAGCACACTCAATATGTTAAATTCTTTCACAGGAATAAACTGCAATACTTAAAACAATTAAAAAGAGATGACAAAAAGTTAAAGTTTTGCGAAGTCAACGAAATAGTTTTAATAGAAATTTATCCCAAAGACGTTCTCAATCGGGAGCTATTCTTGAATTTTGGAGTTGAACTATAAATCCGCCATTGACAAAACTACTAGTCTCGCTTATACACATATATGATCTACGATTATGAATTAGAAAAACAGTTGCTTGCAGCTTTAATCAAAGAGCCAGATGATTATTGTGAGATTTCTAATTTTATTAACTCTAGAGATTTTTACTCTGACAATACCAATTTACACTCTTCAATCTTTTCAATTATCAAGCAAGCTATTGATAAGAGCGAAGGGGTGGATGAGGTTATCATTGCTCAAAGAGTAAATTCTCTAGGATTATCTTTTGAGGATAATGTTAATCCATCTGATTATATTCGGTCTTTAGGAATGAGAAAAGTTCCCAAGGGAAACCTGATTAAAACAGCTAAGGAGTTAAAAAAATACACAGTGCGTAGAGAAATCTACGAGTCTGCTCGCGAGGTCGCTAAGAAAATGAAGGGCATAAGTCCTGATTCTACTTACACAGACATCATTTCCCAAGCAGATCAAATTTATAATTCTCGCATTAATTTGTATGAATTAGGAAACGATACTCCAGAAAATATTTACGAAGAGATGGAAGCTCTCGTTGAGGAGAGAGGAAACAATCCAGTTGTCGAATTCGGCATGATGGGTCCGCATAAAAAAGTAAATCAAATCTATGGATCTCTTCTTCGCCCTGGGAATATCACTGTGATCGTTGCTAGAAGTGGTGTTGGTAAAACTCAATTTTGCATGGATTACAGCACCAAGGTTGCCGTCAAGTATGGCATCCCAGTATTACACTTCGACAATGGAGAAATGAGCAAAGAAGAACTCATTATGCGGCAATGCGCTGCACTCTCTGGAGTTCCCATGCATTTGATTGAAACTGGAAACTGGCGTAAAGCTGGACAAGATGTAGTTGACAAAATTAGATCAGTGTGGAGTCAAATTAAAAATCTCCAATTCTATTACTAC